GTTCCGCAACAGCAATACTGTTGCGACTAGAGCAACCAAGACTTGTTGTCAACTCAACAACATTAAAGTTGTCTGACTCTGTGCCAAGCAACAAATAGATTGCGTTGGTTTTAAAAATAACCAACTGACCTTGCACAACAGCAAGACCGTTAATTCCACTACCGCCAGCCTTAAAGTCAATGAAGTCATCTTCTACCCAAGACTCAGGCAAACCTTCGTGCGACCATCGCAGTCGGTCAGGGTAATTTACGCCATCTTCCCTTGTGTTGGCTACGAACATTTTGTTGGCATGCACAATGTTGTGTTCTGCTTTTGGCATGAATCCCGTTGTTGGACTTGTGGTTGGCTGCCAAGAAGGCCCAGAAGGATTTAACGCTGTTGCGTAAGTGTTTGTTGTTTGCCATTTATATCCTGCTGTTCCAGTAGCTCCCGTGCTGATATAGAGCGTGTCACCCCAGTTGGCAAACGATGCGCCATGCGCATTTGTTGTGGCAATGTCATTACCAGACGAAAACTGCAAAGTGGAAAAGTTTGTGCCAGTAGAACGATAAACCTTTGTGCTGTTTGCCAACATAATTGTTGACGTTGCACCATAAAAAGCATGCAGTTTGTCGGGCGCCCAAGTGCCCGACACAGCAGTAGAGTTAATTCTCTGCATAGCACCACGACTAAACACACCACCACGAGGGTCAATCTCAACGTTGAGCATGTCAGGAGATTCGTTCCTGGCCAACAAAAACTGGTCGGCGCGAAGATTCAGGCCGCCAGTAAAATCGTCGTAACGCTCAAGAAGAATCTGCGCCATTAACTACCTAACGTTGCACCAAGAGTTTGCAACCAACGTTTCATCGTTGGATACTGTCTACCGCCAGACATTAACAACGGACGGGCGCTAGGGGTCTTCATTAAGTCACGGCGAGCCATCGCTACACCTTCCTCAAACGAACGCATATACATTTGCGAAAGCTCTGGGTCTTCTTGGCGTTGATAGACGCGAGCCAAAGCAAAATAAGCAAGCAACACATGGAACCATTCATCAAGGTCAATTGCTTCGTTCGTGTTGCTTAACCAAGTGTAAACAGGGTTCCTGTACGCGCGCACGGTAATGCTGTAAGCGGCATCGGGCTTTGGATATAGATGCAAAGCGCCATCCCACATAGCATAAAAATATGGGCGTGAAGCTGTGTCGGTATTGCCAAGCCAAATTTCTTCTGCGTTGTCATACGGAATCATTGTCAGTCTTGAGCCAGACGAAGATGTCTCTACAAGAGAAATGACTTCTCGAATATCGCCAATAGCTGACAACGTGTAAGCACGTTGATTAACTACCGTGTTAAACGTATAGGACTCTTGATACTTTGGGTATCGGCGTTCTAACGCAACAATGCGTTGAAACGCCTCTTTGACAGCGTTGTCAATGATGCTGTTGGGGATGTCTGTGGCGTCAAGGTCTGAGATGTCGCGAACCATAGTTCGCACATCGGCAAGGCTCATTGTCATTAGGCTTCTCCCCTACTGCGTAGGTGCCCCATGCAGTAATCCGTCCCCTTAGCCTTTCTGCCTTCACAGGTGTCATCATTGGCGGCACAAAAGTTGCCTCTACCAAGATAGGGTCCGCTACCTGCGGCTAATCTAGAACCAGCTACCTCTGCTGCGGGTCTCATGCCCGATACTGGAACTCCATGATATTCGTGGGACAATATTGCGTTCTTCATCAATAGTTGTCCTTTTCGTTACTTGGGGTATGCCGCGGAAGGTGGTCGGCACACCCCAAATTACGAATTAAATTTAACCTTTGTAGGTTCTTCCTGCTTTCATTGAAGAAGGAGTTTGTTTGCGGGCATAAATTCCAATAGCTTCTTTGCCCTTTAATTTATTGTTCCAAGCAATTGCCGCTTTAGCTTCGCCAGTTTTTCTTTTAGCATCAGCTTTTTGACCGCGAGTCAATTTGTTGTCTTTCTTTTTTGCAGCCATTGCATTTCTCCTTTGTAATAAATATTGGGTAAGGAGCTTTTATCCCCTTACCCAATATAACAGATTAACTAAGCAGTCTTAGCTGTTAGCTTGCCCTGCTTCTTTGCGTTGCGGCAAGTGAGGTTGCCGTAGCACATGATGAGAGCATAGCGTGCATCCAAGTTTTCTGGGCGCACAAACTCTGTCTGCTGGAACCACTTGCCTGAGTGACCGACAAGTGTGAGGTACTTGCTGTTCAGGAAGTAGAACACGCCAGCTGTGCAATGCACATCGTACATCACAGGAGCAGCCTTGAACAGAAGGTTCTGGAAACCAGCATCTGCTGTCTTGGTGTCTGTGTAGCGCAATTGTGGTTGCAACAGAGCCTCATACTTCTCAAACAATGTTTGAGTTGTAAGAAGCACGTCTGGGTGGTCGTTACCAACCGACACCGTGTTGTAGGCAGTTGACATTTGGGCGAGGGTCAAAGCACCAGCGGTGTTTTCCTCGTACGAACGCCAGAACTCGTTACCAGCTGTTGCACGGTTAATACCGCCAACAGTACCGGATGCCTCAACAATGTTGCCAAGACCGTTCCAGTTTTTGCCTGAGTTGCCTGTGCCGTCTGCGAAGAACATCTGGTTGAAACCTTCACGCATTGACTCCTCGGCCTGCATGATTTTGGCTTCCAACAAGTTGATGATTTCTTGCTCGCCGTTGTTCTTTCCTTCTTCAATACCGCTAATTGCGATTGAAGCAGCGTACTGCTTCCATTCGTACTCAGCAGCTGAGATGCCTTCTTGGGCTGTCAGCGAGATTGTGTCGTACCCTGAGTACGATGCAACCGTGCTGTTCTGGCCGTAGATAAGCGGCTCAACGATTTTTGTACCACCGTTGAGCATGCGAATACGACCCTTTTCCATCAACTTATAAGTCAATGGACGTGCGGTGAACACGTTGTCTGTCAACGTTGCGCGATAGTTCGCGAGGGTCGTTGACAAAAGTTCGTCAAAATTACTATTTGCTGGCATTTAAATTCTCCTGTTGTTAGTGCTAGCCGTTAAGTTGGCGTTTAGCCAACTCGAAAGCATCGCGAAGTGTGGTTACTGGTTTAGAAGACACGTCGGCGCTTTTAGCTGAAGCGCCCTTAGACACAACAGTCGCTTCTCGTTTCGCTTGAACAATAGCTTTTTCTTCTTCTGCTTTTTTGGCTTTCACCTGGTTGGCAGTCAAACTTTGTTCAAAGATACGGTCAAACGCTGTCTGTTTATAGACGGCTTCTAGATTTGGATTGCCTGTAGCCAAAGCCTTAGCAATTACCTCATCTGCATCAAATGCGTCGCCATACTTCTTGGACAAAAGCTCAACAGAACGCTCCAAATCTCGCACAGCCTTTTCTTGTTCAAATGCTTTGATTCGGGATTCTAGTTGCCGAAATTGTTTTTCCGCAGGGTCTAAATACAATTCGTCTTCATCTGACGGTTGTTGTTCATTCAACCCATAGTGTTGTTTCAACAATTCCAAAGTGCTTTGAGGGTCGTTTTGCAAGGCTTCTTGCAAAGCGGCGCCAAATTGCACCTGCTTTCGTTGCTCGCTTAATTCCTGTGTCTTACGTGTATAGTCCGCTTGACGCTGGTATCCAGCAAGCGCCTCTTTTAACGGTACGTCAATTTCTTCACCAGCAACGTTTAGCTTGACAGGTCTGTCAGCATATTCGTCCCAAGCAAAATAATCGCCATTCGTTTCAAGGGCTTCACCTATTTCCGTGCTAACTTCTGCTTGTCCAAGTTCTGGGGCTTCAATTGCACTATCAACGGTGTTCTCATTACTCATAGAGTCCTCCAACGGTTTGCTCTATACCTAACGCAAAAGCGTTACATAGGTATCTGAGTATTTGCTAGCGGAGCACCTTGCGCAAGTAATTGAGACAAAATTTCTGGCGGGATATTAGATGGCATAGCCATGCCACCAGTAGGTGGCATTTCTTGTGGTTCTGCTAATGGTTCTTGTGGCATTGGCATTCCACCAGGCGTTTCAGGTGGTTGTCCTTCTGGGCCAACCCCTTGTGGTGGAACTGGCATCATTGGTTGTGGGGTGACAAACGAACCAGCACCACGAATACCAAAACCATATTGCAGAACATACGTAGCGAGTTTTGGCATGTCAAGAATGCCAGCACCAGCAAACGGAGCCATGGCGTCTACGACCTGCATGGCCATTTGACGACGGAACGATTCGTTAACTGGCTGAGTTGAACCACCCTCAACCAAGAAATCAAATTCGCCCTGGATGTAATCACGGTCAAATTTTAACCATACGGGTTCGGCTTCTGAACCAACAATGCGAATAGCTTGTTCGCCAGTCATGTATTGCTGTGCAAGCATAATCAAACGACGACCGCAATCGCCAATAGATTTTTCAACAATGGCCAACTTGTCCGAAACGCGAGCATTGGCTGCGTCTTGAATAATGGCTGCTTCTGTGGCGGTACGCCGAATCTCTGGCATTCCACCACCCTGATATTCGTTAAGTCCAGAGACTGAACGAATATCATCAGAAATTAGCGACGACTGGTTGTAGAACTCTGGCGGGTTGATAACCGCAGGCATGGGTGCAACAACACTATTAATGCCTTCTTCGGAAATAACTGGCACCATCACATTGTCTTCATCTGATTCAAGAGCGTTGCGACCATCAACATCAAATGCTGTTTCTTTATACAGCCACTTGCGACTAAAACGCTTACGATGATTCATCATCTGCGTACGAGTTAAATTCAGTTCGTGCTGTAATGGTTCAATGGCTTCCAATTCACCCATTGGGTAAAAATAATCAGGCACGTCATAGTTGCGAATCATTGTGTATGGATGGCCAAACAAAAATGGCATTTTTGTTGGCGAAACAAGAAACTTATCCGAGCCATCACAAAATACAGACATTGTGTTTCGGTCAATGTCATACCATTCCCAAACCTCTACATACGCATCATCTTTGTCCGTTGATATTCGTGGACGAAATTCATCTTGTCCCCATTTTGAATAATGCGACGGTGCGGCATCATTGCGGGCTGATGAATTGTAACGTTTGTCTTTTTTAACATCTTCCATTGGGCGACGAGTGCGTTGTGCAATCCAACGAATGTCGTCCATTGATGTTGCGTCTGGGTCAACAAACATGTCAAAAACAGAAACACGTTCCAAAAATGGTCTATCTTCTTTAATAATTAATTCCGACTCAATTGCTGCTTCGGGACTCGGGGTGGCTAATTCGTCGTATGATTCAAAATCTGGCGTTTCATCTTTTGCTTTTTCTTCTTCAACATAACGATAACCAGTTTTAATCCAGCCATGTCCACAAATAAGAAAATCTTTTACGGCACGACGAAATTGTTCTTGGCAGCCATAATGTTGCCACCAATAATTAATAATGGCTTCGGTAACAATTGCTTTATCGGCATCTTCTGGTCGTTTTGCATTAACGGCAATTTTTGGGTGATTAATAGACACCGAAGGAGAAATAACGTTGATGGTTGCAAACGCAATATTAATTAACAGTTGGTCTTCTTTGATATCGGTGCGGTGATGCTTACCCCGGTACAAATCAATTAAACGAGTCCACAGGTCGTCGTAACGTTCTTCTCTGCGCCAACGGCGCGACTGTTCAAGTTTGTTACGATATTTTGTTAGCAGTTCTGTGTTGGTTATCCGTGCCATTATTTATCCTCTTTACCTTCGTGCCATCCAATGTGCTTATCTAACTTACTACCGACCTTGTCAACCTTCGCACCGATTGCATGCAAAAGTTCTCGACCCTCAGCATGTTGTTCAGAGTTTTCTTTACGCAACTTGCTAAGTACTACCACTACTGGGCCCGTGATGACCGCAACAACAATCGGAACCCAGACTTCAGGCATGGCACTAAATCCAACGACTGCCAATTGGCTGAGGGTCCAATCCACCAGCTTTAGCGTCAGCTATCTGCTTGTCTTGACGCTCTTTGATGGTTGGACCATGAAAATTGTCTTTACCGTAAGTAAAACCAAACCGAAGACTACCAACATGGCATTTAAAGCAAATAGCACCCCTTCTGGGGAGTTCTGGTGCATAAAACTCGGTTGAACAGTCTTCGCAGGTTACTTTTAGCATCAATACAATCCTAAATCGTTACTTTTCTAACGTTGTGAGCTCCAATTTTGACCCTTTCAGGGGTTTGAGCCTTTGGAATGAACTGTTCAAACCAACCAAAAGTGTTTTTTCTAGGGGCAAGATTTGCGCGATACTCAGGCAACCAAACATACTTTAACATTTGGTTGGCAATAGCCAAAGACATAACACGGTCATCGTGGGGTGAACCGTGCATCTTGCCATTGCTTTCGCGAATAAAAGTACGCAACTCGGCAATGGTGGATTTGCACATTATCCAAATAACAGAATCACGAATGTTTGCATTTAATTCGTCAATAGCTAATGGTTTAGAAACCGAAGTAGTGCGCCAACCTAAAGTCTCGCTAATCGTTGGATTGCGTTGACCCAAACGTCGTTGTCGGTACAAGTTTTTGTAACCCACGCGTTGCAACGCTTTTAGCGTTGTCAACCCGTGGTTGTTTGACTCAACACCAATAAGACAATGGTTGTACCACCAACCCAAAGCATTCAATACTTCTTCGCCAAAGATGTCTGCGTCCACATGACCGTGCCAATGTGCCACCACAGCACCAGTTTCAACATTGATGATGTGCGCCGTGCTGTAGTCTCCATGTCCCAAACCTTCAGCAACGTCAGCACCAATTACATACACTTGCGATGGTTCTGGGAACTCCCACACAGCGAGCTCACCGCCGTCCTCACGGAACTCGTACATTCCTTTGCCCATAATCTTGTGCAAGTAACCGCGGCGAGGCTCTACGGGCTCGCACGCGCGTAAGGCTTCCAAATCAAACACAGGACGACCAGAACGGATAAAGGCTTCGTCTGGGTCGGATGGATATTCTTGTGCCATTTGCCAGTCGGGCAAGTCACGTTTTTTGGCTTCGTACCATTCTTCGTCACGGTCGCCAGCAGACCAAGGGAAGAAGATTCCCGTAAATCTATTTGTGTTGGTTTGAGAACCAACCCATAGTTCGTGAAATATATTGCCCTCACCGTTAGCTGTGGACAAACAGATAACGCGACCACCAACGTCGGCAACTGGTTCAATAGACGCCCAAGCTTCGCTTGGGTTTGGCAAAAACGCCATCTCGTCAATGATTACCAAAAATACGGATTCACCTCGGGCTGGGTCGTTGCCTGACGGCAGCGATTCAACAGCAGACTCGTTAGCAAACACAATCTTAAGTTGATTATCAGAAAGCAACTCTGGACCATGTTTGCGCATCCATGCCGGCAACATCTTGTAACCGTACTTTGATTTCTGTAACAACTTGGCTGCTTCGCGCTCTGTGCGCGAAAGCATAACAATAAATCTGTCAGGCCAAAAAAAAGCCAACCAAAATGAATATGCAGACGCAAGGGTAGAAAACCCAATCTGTCGTGCTTTAAGCACTATCGAGTATCGGGTGGATAACCATGTGGCAATTGTTTCTCGTTGCGCATCACGCAACTCAAACTTGATACGACCCCGTTCAGGGTGGCGTATCATCCAATAGTTGGAACAGAAATATTCAAATGCCTCAACCTGTTGTTCTAAGGTTGCGTCTTCAGGCCCTTTACATTTTCTCCATTCCTTCTCGTTGAGAAGGTCGGATAGCTCCATAAGTTACGGCTTGCGACCAAACGCCCTGTCGTTCGGATTAGCCCAACGAATAAGCGGCGGCAAAGCAGCCGCCAACAACGCCTTAGATAGGTCTGATGGGTCATAATTGCCTGTAGCAATGACAGCAAGAACTGCTGCCAGACAACTACGCAAATATGAATGGAACATTGCTTTTTGCTGTTTAGATAATTTCATTGTTTTCTCCTACAGGTTCTTCAACTACAGGTGCAACAAACTCGTCAGTAACAGGGTCATAGGTGTAACCGATACCTGCGTATGTGCCACGAATGTTTCCGTTGTATGAAGTGCGCTTGCATAACAAACCTTGATGCTGTGGTTGGTTTTGATAGAACTGTTCCCACGCTTCAGAAGAACCGCCAACTACTGTGCCATCTAAATCTGTTTGTGTAACAGTTTCATCAACACCAACAATAACTTTTACAACCTTGTTTCCGTATCCGATAAATGCGTAATGTGCCATTATGACCAACTCACATTCCCTGAACCAGCAGTAAGTGTTGCTCGCTTGTATCCACCTGACGCTGCGCTTTCTGTGCCTGTTAAACCTGCACCGATAGTAATTGTGTATGTATCTGGATAACGCAAAATAATTACACCACTACCACCTGCGCCCGTTCCCCCACCAGAGCCAGAAAAACCGCCGTTGCCTGTATTTGCAGCACCTGCTGTTGCAACACTAGTAAAATTAGAAGTTCCACCAGTTGCGTAAGTTACACTTGCGCCAGATATATCAGTTGCTCGCCCAGCGCCACCAGCACCAGAAGTAGTGCTATTTGCAGCAACCCCAGCACCGCCAGCACCACCGCCACCGCCACCACGAGTATTTGCGGGCGCACCATTGCCACCTGCAAAACCTTGACCACTTGGAGATGCTGCACCACCAAGTCCACCATCACCACTACCGCCGCCACCACTACCACCTGCTGTGCCGTTAGAAACTGGGGAACCACCTGTACCACCACCAGTTGCAGTTATTGTAGTAGTAAAACTTGCAACACTATTTGAACCATTTGCAGTTGCAGCACCACCTGCACCGATTTGCATATTAAAATTCAAACCGAGTGCTACTAATTGCGAACTTTCCAAAGAGCCAGAACCACCTGTTCCTGTTACCGTACAACGCATACCGCCTGCGCCACCGCCACCTGCGCCTGAATTTGTAGGTCCGCCACCGCCGCCAGCAATTACCAAATAATCAACACTAAAGTTTTGGGAAAGTACAGTTATTGTCGGTGTGTTACTAGCCGAAACATAACCCATCAACCTAGCAGACACAACTAAACCTCATCCTCAATCACAGGGCTAACAGGCTCAACAAAATCCTCTGACACTTCATCGTAAGTGAAACCGATACCAGCATAAGTTTTACCCTCAGTATCAAAAAAGGTTTCAACCCAACGACCCTCATAGCGTTGAGGATTCGCCTCTAGGAACTCTCGTTGCACTACAGCGACATGGGTTACTACATTGTTGTCGTCTAGTTGTGCGAAGTATTGTGCTGACATTGTTTATTCTCCTAACTTTCTAGATTTTGAACCTGACATAGACTGCACCTGATGCACCGCTACCACCAGTAGCGGTTGATTGTGTGTTTACACCGCCACCACCAGCACCATAATTAACACCGCTAT